AATAAGTATTTCTTAATAAGAATAACATATTTATGTAAATAAGTCAAGAGAGGAGAAGAAAAAAATGGAAGAATTTAAAGTAGAAATTGATTTATTAGTAAAGTGTCGCAATAATTTAGAAGATTTTAAAAAGAATGCGGTAGATTGTGACAATGTAACATTAAAAGAATATGAGTTAATATTAGATTTAGCAGAAAAATTGAATGACAGATTAATTAATAAACAAATAGAAATGGAGGCAATGGAAGAGAATGGATAATTTAAGTTTATATCAAATAACAAGTGCATTTCCGTCTTTAATGGAAAATGACGAAATAAATGAAGAAGATAAAAAGCAAATAGAGCAGGAACTAACATTATTATTACAACAAAAGAGTCAAAATATTATAGGTTATTTTAGAAATATAGAATTAACAATAAATGCAATGAAAGAAGAAGAAAACAGAATAGCAACAGGAAGAAAGAGTTTAGAAAACAGGTTATCTAAATTCAAACAATATGTAAAAGAATGTATGGAAAGTAATAACATAAAAAAAATTGAAACAGGATTAGGAACTTTAAGCATTGTACAAAGTCCAACATCTGTGGAAGTTGTTAACGAAGATGAAGTGCCAAATGAATACAAAACAGAGATTGTTACAGTAAAAATAGATAAAAACAAAATAAAAGACAATTTTAAAGAAACAGGAGAAATACCTGAAGGCGTAAATATTTATAGCAATAATACAAATTTAAGAATTAAGTAGGAGGAGAATTTTATGGGATTAGCAAAAAAAGCTACATTGGAAGATGCTAATTTAAAAATAATGGTATGGGGAGAAAGTGGAAGCGGAAAGAGCAGGTTTGCTTTATCAGCTCCAAGCCCAATTGTGGTTGATTTAGAGGGAAGTACAAGATTGTATGCAAATGAATTTGATTTTTATAAAGCAGAAGTAGACAAAACAGAAAAAAGAGCAAATAATCCAGCAACATTAACAGTTAACCTGATAGCTGAAATTTTAGAGGGACAATATCCAGATAGAAAAACTTTGATAATAGACCCTGTCACAGACTTATTAGATTGTATAGAAGATATTAGTGCAAAAAAATATGAACAAATGATAGGAAAAAAAGTTCAAGAATTGAATCAACTGCAAAAAACAAAGTGGTATGCATATAGAAGAGAAACGTCAAGAACAGTATTAAATCAATTAAAAGATATACCTATGAATTTGATTTTAGTAGCAAGGGCTAAAAACGTATGGGACACGAAAGACGGAAAAATGCAACCAGTTGGGATTACATATGATGCTTTAGATATTGTTGAATATTTAATGGATATAGTAATTCAATTAGAAAAAAGCGGAGATGAAACAAAAGCAATTGTAAAAAAGTCAAGGATAGGTAATTTACCAAAAATTTTAGAGGTGAAAAATTATAGTTCAATAGAAAATGCATTAAATGAAAGTGGTAAAAAACAATTAGCAAAGGAAAATAATGAATGATAGGAACAAGTAATAAAATAATAACTTATTTACTAGAACAAAACAAAGACAAGAAATTTGAAATAAAAGAATACAAAAAGAAAAGAAGTTTAAACGCAAACAATTATTTTTGGGAACTTACAACTGAACTAGCAAATGTAATGAGAATGAATAAAGAAGAAATGTATTTCAGGTTGCTACAAAAATACGGACAAAGTGAAATGGTAAGTGTAGTTGCAGATATAGATGTAAAACCGTATTTTAAATATTACAGTGAAGCCGGAGAATCGATTTTAAACGGAAAAACATTCAAACACTATAAAGTTTATAAAGGTAGTTCTGAAATGGATTCAAAGGAAATGTCAATATTAATCGATGGTTTGGTAAATGAGTGTGAATTACAAAATATATCTACTAGACCAAGAGCAGAAATAGAAAGTTTGTTAGAAAGTTGGAATAATAAATGAAAAAAGAAGAGTTTTGCATTATGCCAATAAATCCGTTTTATAGTACATGCAGAAAACCATATTTACATAGACATGAAGTGTTTTTTGGAAAAGCATATAGACAAAAAAGCATAGACGATGGATTAATAGTATTTTTAACACAAGAAATGCACAAGGGTACGAACGGTGTACATGGTAAAAATGGAGATAAGTTTAACAGACATTTGAAACAAATAGCAGAAAGGACATATAGAGAATATTACGGAAAAACAAAAGAAGAGTTTATTAAAAGATATGGGAAAAGTAATTTATAAAATTAAACAACAGAGGTAAGACAAAATGTTTTATCTCTGAATTTTTTTACGAAAGGAGAAAGTATGGATGGCTGGATAAGTTTATATAGACAAATAAAAGAAAGTTGGATCTGGAAAGATAAAGAACCTTTTGATAAACGTTCAGCTTGGATAGATTTGCTTTTGACTGTAAATTACAAGGACAAAAAAATACCTTTTGAAAATGGCTTTATAGAAATAGAAAAAGGACAAACATTGACATCTATAAAACAATTAGCGGAAAAATGGAAATGGTCAAGACATAAAGTGAGTGACTTTTTAGACCGACTAGAACAGGACACAATGATAATACAAGTCAGGGACACAAGGAAAACACTTATAAGTATTGTAAATTACAGCAAATACCAAGACGTGATAAAAAAAAAGGACATACTTTCGGACATAGTTCGGGGCAGACTTGGGACATACTAGGGACACAAACAATAAAGATAATAATATTATTTATATTAATTTATTAAATAAATATAAAGAGCGAATGAAAAACGCAAGATATTTTCCAGACAAAATTCACATACAAAGTGAATTAAAAAAAGACAAAGAGTATTTAATACTTACTGAAGAAGAACAAAGTAAGCTCTTTAAAGAAATTATGTAAAGGAGAGTGGTACAAATGAATACAATAACATTCATGACGAGATACAAAAGTTACACAGAAATGCAAGAACATTTATCTGTGAGACACAAACAAATTTTAGAAATACTAAAAAACAAAAAAATGACAACGAGAGAAATTGCAGAAGAATTATATAACAGACATTACACAAATACAGCAGATGTAAATAATGCAAGACCGCGTATAACTGAACTTGAAAACTTAGGTTTTGTTGTAACAGACAAAACAAAGAAATGTAATGTTACAAATAAAGAAGTTGCAGTATATAGACAAACAACAGAAGTTGAAAAAATGATAAAAGCCAATATTAATCATATACCGCAAATAGACTAAAAAAAGAGGTGGTTTAATTGAAATATCCACAGTTGCAAGGTATTTGTGGACAAGCAATTAAAAACAATTTGTGCACACGGATGTAACAGACTTGAATTACTTGATTTTAGAGGAGTGCAAGAGTGTAAGTATGTTAAAAATCCGCGTGAACAAATAAAAGAAATTTTAGGTGTACAGGAGAAAATAGAGTTATGAGTGAAGAAGAAGAATTTTTAATTGAAATGAAGAATTTTTTTGAAGATATAGACAAGTTAAAAGCTGATTTAGAAGAGCAAGTAAAAGAAACAGAATTAGCAAGAGATGATTTTTTGCATGAACTAGAACTAGCAAAGCTAAACGCAATTGAAATGAGCAGAGTTGCTAAAGCATTAAAAGAAGTTTTGATAGAAAGACGAAAGTACAAAGATGAGTTAGCAAAAGTTATGACGCTGAAGGGGTTTACAGACAAATACAACAACAAATTAATAATAAAAGACATCATTCTAGTATTAAAGAATTTAAAAACATTAAAGAATAACAATGAAAACAGAAAGTATAATGCAAGAAGAGTTGAAAATTTAAAGTGTGCAGCGGAAAGGCAAGGAGGGCAAGATGAATTTTGAAGATATAAAGAATATGAACAAAAAAGAATTTGAGCAATTTGTGTTCAACATAAAAAGTAGCAACACAAAATTTTGTGTAAGATGTGGAGATTTCACTTTAGACAGAATAACTATTTCAGTTGCAAAAAATGGCAATTCTCCACGAAAGTTATGTAATATGTGTAAAGAATGTTATACAGATATGCTAGATTATTTAGGAATAAGTGATGTTGAGGAGTAGGAGGAGAAGATGAATAGAGAAATAAAGTTTAGAGGAAAAGACAGAGAAAATTGGCATTATGGAGATTTAGTTCAAGAAATACGACACAATGATAATAAACTATTTGATGGAACAATGACACATATACGAAATTTTGAATATAAAAATGGAGATTATATAGGAGATAGTTTTCCAGTAAATTCAGAAACAATAGGACAATACACAGGACTACACGATAAAAACGGAAAAGAAATATATGAAGGAGATATAGTGCAACAATTTAATGTAAAAGAGAATGGAATAATAGAATATAAATATGGTCAATTTGGAATAAATTGTTTAGGAATGTTTTGGAATATACACCCAACAAAGATTGTTGTTGTACGGCAATATATACGATAATCCAGAGTTATTAGGAGGAGAAGATGAAAAAATACAAATTATGGATTAGAAAATATAATTTATTTAAAAATGAATATGAAGTAATTGAGAAAATAGTTAGAACAAATGATATATACCATGAAATTGGATATATATATTGTACAACGCTTGAAGACATTAAAAGAATAAATTATCATGAAATAAAGGAAGTAGGAGGAGAATAGATATGTGTGAATACTGTAAAAAGATAATAAATAATAAAAAAATATTAGATATAGACAATGAAGAAGAAACGCATATGGAAATTATTAATCAAGAAAAGTCTTGGGGATATATGTTATATGTTGAAATAGAAGGACAAGACAATGATGGATATAAGCCAAGTCAGTTCTTTCAAATAAATTATTGCCCGATGTGTGGAAGAAAATTGGTAAAGGAGTAAATAAGATATGAGCGAAGAAATTATAAAAGTATTAGATGAATTAGGAAAAAGATTTGGAATTGTAATAGATTGGAGCAATCAAAATATAATTCCATATTTGCAAGAATTATTGAAAAGGTTTATATGTTATCGAAATATTATAGCGTGTGGATTGATAATAATATCAATAGCAATGACAATAAGTGGAGTTGTGATGATTAAGTTTCTAAATAAATGGAGAAAAAGCGACAATTATGATGAAGATTATTGTAGTGATGACGTTACGTTAGCTGCAATAGGATATATTTTTTCAATATGCATAATAGCGTTAGGGATAGGATTGATAATCGGGAACATGTTTGGGATTGTCAAAAATATATGTATGCCAGAAATAGTAGTATATGAATATATAACAAATATTCAATAGAGAGGAGTAAATAAGATATGAGTTGCAAAGCTAAATTAAGACCAGATATAAAAGATAGAGGTAAACCAAGTGTAGAATTTGTTTTTGAAGGCAAGCCTAGATACTTTTGTTATGGATATATAGACCAAAGTACAGAGGAATTAATAGATGAGTGTAGAGAATGCCCAGAAAACGTTTACAGAGCAGATGAAGTTATGCGAGATTTAAAAGCTGGAAGAAAACCTGTATATGATGGTTTAAGAAATAGAACGTCTAAAATTTTCAAGGAGAGGAGTGATACATAGTGAAAATAGGAGAAGAAAAAACTTTGTTAGAAATAATAGAAGAAATAGCAAAAGGAAAAATAAGAACTGATTTACATTTACATTATGAACATGGATTATACTATACATTCTATATAGATGACTTTAAATTAATAGCAAGCAATGGAACAGGATTAATAATAAAAAAAGTACTAAATGATAAATTCAAAAGAGTTTAGGAGGTGTTTTAAGTGAAAGAAAATAGTATAGAAGAAGCATTGGAAAAATTATCAAATGGTAAGAAAATAAAAATGTATGAGTTGTTGAGAACTTTTAAAAGAGAAAGTCTTGAAAATTTTGTTATTACTAGAAAAAAGTATGTTGATGTTATTTTATCAGATTATAAAAGAGTATTAAAAGAGAATGAACAAAAAGAAGAATTAATAGACAGAATGAAGAAATTTTTATTAAAAGAAAACAAAATGTGCGATTTTCTAGAAAGTGAGGAATAAAAATGAATAAGGAAGAAAAGAAAGCAATTGAAGATATGAATAGTTTTGCAAATGGTATTGATATGAGTTGCGTAACTGCAAGGCAATTGCAGATAGTATTAAATCTAATAGAAAAACTGCAAAACGAGAATGAAAAATTAAAACAAGAAAGAAACAATAATTATCGAATGATAGCATTAGCACAAAATGAAGTGTTAGGATATATGCAAGGATATGAAGATGGTAAGAAATTAAAGAGAAGTGCTGTTGCATGTATAGTAGAAAATCAACAGTATTATATAATACAAAAACAATTTGAACATTATAAAAAATATATAGAAAAACTACAAAAAGAAAATGAAGAATTAAAGGAAGAAAAAGAGCAAGCTTGGGAAGAGTGGAATAATTTAGAACAAGGAAGTTATGAAACAGAACAAAAATTAAAACAACAAATTAAAGAATTACAAAAAGAGAATGAAGAACTAAATTTGAAGTATCGTATGTTATATGCTGGGAAGTTTGAGAATATGAAAGCGCAAGAAATTAAAATAAGAAGTCAAGTTATTCCAGTTCAAAAAGTAAAAGACAAGATAGAAGAATTAGAGGAAGAAAAAAAATATTATTATTCTCAATATAAAATAGAAGAGTTGAATGATAAAATACAAGTTTTACAAGAATTAATAGAAGAAAGAGAGGAAAAATAAAAATGGGATGGTGTGAATATTATCATACATTTTGTGATGATGAAGAAATAGAAAAAAAGCAAGAAGAAGCAGGAGAACAATGTTATATAGAATGTCAAGAATGTGAATGGTATGAAAAATAAGGAGGAAAAATCATGGGTAAAATATATAAAGGATGGGAATTAATACAAGCAATAGCAGATGGAGAGATAAAAGAACGGAGATAGGCTAAAATTTATTGATAAAATAACTGGAACAGATATAACAGTAACAGTATCGAAAAGTAATTTAGATAAAACCATTTTAATAAATGAGGATGCAGACGATTTTCTTTGTGCTAATTGGCTATTTAAGACAGATATTGAATTAATAGAAGATGAAATAGATATAGATAGTATAGAAAAATTAACAGGAATAGTAGAATATGCAACTGAACAAGATACAATTAATAAATTAATACAAGCAGTAAAACAAATAGATAAAAGAGTAAAGAAATTGGAGGAAAAATGAAAAATACAATAATAAGTTTTATAATTATATACATAACAGGAGTTATAGCAACAGCAATGTTATTTCAAATGGAATACGTCGGTATATACACAGAGAAGCGGAAGAAAAGTAGAAGATACAAAAACAATATTGATGTTTTGTTTATTGTATCCGTATATGATTTATAAATTAATTAAAAAGAAAAGAAGTGAAGTGAATGAGAGACAAAGAAATAATAAACAGAATTAAAAAGATAATGCGTGAGTTAGAAAATGTAGACATGTTAGACTTTAGCAAGAAAAAATACAATCAACAGAAAATAAATGAAGTATATATAATGCTTGGTGAATTGAAGGAAAGAATGGAGGGTACATATGAATAGAGAAAATTTGATAAGTTACAGAAAAAATCAACAATGGATTAATGATGCAATAGAAAGATATAAAAAACAAAAAGAATTAGCATACAGTATTTCATCTGTAGTGTTAGATGGAATGCCGAAAGCAAAAAACAAGTCTAGTGATTCGTTTGAAAAATTATTAGATTGTTATGATGACATATTAGAAAAATTATATTTAAAACAAAGAGAACAAAATAAGATAATGAATAAATTAATGGAAATGAAAGATGAACCAAAACCATACCGAAGTCTTTTAACTTATTTTTACATAGATGGATTAAGTTTAGAAGAAACATCGGTCAAAATAAATTACTCATATCAAAAAACATCATCAATGAGAAAGATAGCATTAGATAAATTTGATGAAATATGTTTAAAACATAAAAGTGGTTAAATTTGGTTAAGACAGGTTAATAAAAAATGTGTTATTATAGTAAAGTAAAAAGTTGCAGATAGAAATATCAAAAATAATGCAACAAAAAAGGTAACTTTTATTTATTTATAATTAATTTTCTTTAAAAGAGCAGATGAAAACGTCTGTTCTTTTTGCGATTAATAATTATAAATATAAAATAAATCAATAAAAAGTATTGATTTTTAAGCATAAATCCAGTATAATATTAGTAATATGTTATATATTGTAATAAAACTGTAACAGAACTGTAACAAAAATGTAACAAAAAAAGCATTGACTTAAGATAAGATTTTTTATAAAATAATAAAAAAGAGTAAGAGACAATCCCTTACTCGTCAGTTGTATTAATTGAAGTTTCACAAATGAACTTCAAAAAAAGATAAGAGCAGAGCCCTTATCTATCTCGTTTAGCTGAATTGGAGTTCTCCGCACGAACTTCAATTTTTTTATTATTGTCTTTAAATTTTATATATGTATTATAGCCTAAACTGGCCAGAAAACATAATACAATTCCGACAATTAAAACAATTAAAGCTATACCAAGAAACTTGACAGCAAGTATTTCTGCTTCCAATAACAAGCACCTCCTTCTTTTGTTTTTGCACATAACCATTCAAGTGAAGAGTTAGGTGCATAAATTAGTAGTTGAAATGCAAAGAAGTCAAAAACTAAGCTATGCACCCAACTAAAAGAGGTTTATAAACGATTAAGCATAGTATATCAAAATCAAAAATATAAGTCAACAAAAAACAACAAAAATCGACAATAAATTTTAAGAATTTATCCATAATAGATAAGTTCTTTTTTTAGATATTAATATGCTAGGTAATTAATATAAAGAACTGACAAACAACATCCTTAAAATTTTTATATAAAGAGCTTTCCTAGTAGGCTCTTTTTATATGTAAGATTAATTCAAAAGGTTTGAAACTTGTTTGCTAAACAATGTGTACCTAGAAAGGTATGGGGTTCGTGTCCTCAATCTTACGCCAAAAAAGGAAAGTGATACATATGAATAATCAAGAAAGAATAAAAAAATATAAAAGAGAACATTGTACAAGATGTAAAAACAAAAATAAGTTCGATTGTGAAATAAGAATATTTACAGACAATAATATAGTATGTACAAAATGTGTATTTTATGAAAGAGAAATAAATTTTATAAAGTGCATGAAAAAGAAATGCGAGCAATGTAAAAACTATAACATCTATAATTTAGGAGGGAAATATGATAGAGGGAAAAGTAATAAAAGAATTTAATGATAAAGAAAACAAATTCAAAAAATACACTGTAGGGAAAAAGTTTAAAGCAGAAAATAAAAGATACAATGAATTAAAAAGTAAAGGTTTTGTGGACGAAGGCAAAGAGGTAGCAACTAAAAGTGACGAGTAGGTGGTGAAATGGCTAAATATGATTGGAAACAATTAGAAAAAGAATACATATTAAGCAAATGTAAATCAGTAAGTAGTTTTCTAAAAGAAAAAGGAATAAAACCTAATGGAAGCACCAAAAAGAATACAAAAGGGTGGAAAAAGAAAAAAGTACAAAAAGAGTACAAAAAGAGTACTAAAATAATAGAAAAAGTTACTGAAAAGGAAATAGAAAAAGAAGTAGATATAAATACAAGACATTTAAAATTATATGATAATTTTCTCGATGTATTGGAAGGCAGTTTTAAAAATTCTAGCGAATATATGTATTTAGGAATGCCTGATTATGACAAGTTAAAAAAAATGGCAGATATTTTAGAAAAGGCTCAAAAAGGACAAAGATTAGCAAAAGGTTTGGATAAAGAAGAAAATAACAGTGAAAATGAGTTAAAAAATGCGAGAGAAGTCCTAATAAAAATAAAAGAGGTAGCAAATAATGGACAAGACAATTGAAATAAGTAGTAAACAAGCTGAATACATAAGAAACGCTACACACAGATGGAACTTCAAAATAGGAGCAACTCAATGTGGAAAAACATATATAGATACATTATTTTTAATACCTGAGCGAATTAGAGAGAGAATAGGTTTGAAGGGGCTTGTCTTTATCGCAGGAGTATCAAAAGGAACTATTCAAAGAAATGTTATAGAACCATTACAAGAAATTTGGGGCGATAAGTTAGTTAGCGACATAGGAAGCAATAATATTGCTACAATTTTTGGAGAAAAAGTTTATTGTATTGGTGCTGATAATGTTGGAATGGTAAGAAAATTCAGAGGAGCTAGAATAAAATATTTATACATTGATGAAGTTGTAGATATTAATGAAGAGGTATTTGAACTATTAAAATCAAGATTAAGCTTTGAATATAGTGTTGGTGAAGGAAGTGGAAATCCACAAAGCAGAACACATTATATTAAAAAATTCCTAGAAAGTGATGTTGATGTATACGTTCAACATTATACATTATTTGATAATCCTTTTTTACCTAAAAAAGTTGTCGAGGAAATGTGCAAAGAATACAAAGGCACAGTATATTATAATCGATATATATTAGGACAATGGTGCAATGCAGAAGGACTAATATTTCAACAGATTGCAAATGATGACAAAAGATTTATTACAACTACAATTCAATATAATTCTATAATAAGTATAGGAATTGACTGGGGAGGAAATAAATCAAAACATAGTATAACTGCAACAAAAATAGGGAGAGATTTTAAAAGTGTACAAGTATTAAAAGCTAGCACAATGAAAGCAACTGGAACTAATACAAAACAAGTATTTAGATGGATAATAAATTTTATAAAAGAGATACAGGACAAATATGGGACTGTGTCTTTTATTTTTGCTGATAGTGCAGAACAGGTATTAAATAATTCACTGAATGGAGAATTAAGAGCTAACAAAATCAACCTAATTGTCCAAGATAGCTTGAAAATAGAAATCAAAAACAGAATTGAACTTTGGAACAGATTATTAAATTTAGACAAATTAAGTTTTATTGAAAAACAATGTAACACATTAATAGAAGCATTGCAAACTGCTTTATATGATGAGAAAGCCAAAGATGATAGATGGATAGATGATGGAGAAACATCAGATATAGATAGTTTAGACAGTTTCAATTATTCATTTGAATATTGGTTTGAAGAAATATCTTATTGTTTAGGAAAGGTAGCATAAAATGAACAATGTTATATTAAAATATTTAAGAAATAAAGGATACGACACAGTATCCACAGATTATTACAATTTTATAAATATTTGGGAAGCTTGGTGGAAGAATCAAGTAGAATTTCATAAATATCATGACCAAACAGGCAAGGAACGAAAAATGTTCAGTTTAGGTATGGCAAAAAGAGTTGCAGAAGATTGGTCAAGTATATTATTTACTGAAAGAGATGAGATTGCAACAGAAGCTAAGACAAAAGGACAGACAGAAGCAAATAACAAATATTTAAATGAACAATTAAAAATATTAAAGATATATAAAGATTTACCTGTTGCAATAGAAAAAGCTATGGCCATGGGAACAGCAGGAGCAACAATAAGAGTAAAACATGCTAAAATGGACAAACAAGGCAAACTATTTGCAGATGATAGAACAAAATTAGATATTATTTATCTTGAAGCTAGTCAAATAGTACCATTAAAAGTAGAGCATGGAGAAGTAATTGATGTTGCATTTGTGAGTGAAAATATAATACAAGATAAAAAAGAGTACTATGTTGAATTACATCAGTTAAAATATGATGAAGAGCAAAAGAAAGAGATATATGAAATATCTAATAATTATTTAGATGAAAATGGAAATGAAATTGAAAAAGATGGGATAGCCAAATCATATACAATACATTCTAACATTCCATTATTCAGCATATTAAAACCCGCAATAGCAAATCCACTAGAAATTCAATACAATACAAATGGAATGGGATTTAGTGTATATGGTACTGCAATAGATCAGCTAATGGCATGTGATATTACATATAATAATTTTGTTATGGACTTTTATTTAGGAGGAAAGAAAGTATTTTATAATAAAAAAATAACGAGAACTAAAACAAGACAAATAAAAGATACAAATGGAAACACAAAAGAAGAAGAATACGAGGTATATCCTGACGATATTATGAAACAACAATGGACTGTATATGGAGATAGTGAAATAAGCAACATAAAAGACAATCCAGTTGTAACAGAATATAATCCAGAATTAAGAGTAGAAGAAGACAAAGCAGGAATACAATTTGCGCTAAATATATTGAGCTTTAAAGGTGGGCTAGGAACTAAATACTATGAGTTTAATGGAAGTTCTGTAGTAACAGCAACTCAATATGTTGGAGACAGACAAGATCTAATTGAGAATGCAAATAAACATCGTAAAAGTGTAGATGAGTTTGTAAGCGGAATATGTAAAGCAATTCTTTTGCTAGGAAGAGTGTTATTCAAAGAAAAGGTTACAGAAGATTGTTCAGTTACAATTACAGACAAAGATGGGTTTATGGTTGATACAGAAACAGCAAAACAAGAATTTAGACAAGATATAGCACAAGGAATAAGACAGGCTTGGGAATATAGAGTTAAATTCTTAGGAGAAACAGAAGAAATCGCAAAAGCAATGGTAGCTGATGAAGAAATAAAAGAAACAGAAGAATAGAGGTGTTTTAAATGCTAACACCAGATTATTTAAATATAATAGAATTTAATGATGTTGTAGAATTGTACAATAAATTAAATATAGAAATTACAGCAGATATAATTCAAAGAATTGCAGGAATGGACTGCATAACATCAACAACTAAAGATAAAATGAAAATATTAGTTCAAACAAACGGTACAGAAATATTTAACAAAGCATTAGAAAAAACATCATTGTTAACAGCAGAAAGAAAAAAACAATTAAAAATGTTGTTTCAAAATATGATACAAGAAGATATGCAGGGATATAAAGAATTATATGAATATAGAGGTAAAATATTTAAGTTAAGCGAAAGTCAATATAAAATACTAAATCAAGGGTTGAAAACTACAAACAGAATATTGAAAAATCTTACAAACACAATAGCATTTCAAAGCAAGCAAACATATGTAGAAGCAGTAGACAAAGCATATATGCAAGTTGTAAGTGGGGCTTTTGATTATGCAACAGCAATTAATAATACGGTGCAAAATTTAGCAAATGAAGGAGTTACATTAAGAGATAAGTTAGGTAGAAAAGTTCAATTAGAAGTTGCAGTAAGAAGAAACGTAATGGCAGGTATTCAACAAACAGCTAATTCAGTAAACAGAGATATTGAAGAATATTTAGGGTGTGATGGATATGAAGTAACAGCACATATTGGAGCAAGACCAACTCACGCAGAAGCACAAGGAAAACAATACGCAACAAGTAAAGAAGATTCTAAAAAATATGGAATTGGATTGTGGTCAGATGTTTCAGATTTATGGGAAGAATATAACTGTAGACATACATACTTTGGAATAATACTAGGAGTATCAGAACCTAAATGTACGAATAAAGAATTGAAAGAATATAAAAATGCTAATGTAAAGTTTAATGGTAAAGAAATTCCTTATTATGAAGCAACACAAAAACAAAGGCAACTAGAAAACACAATAAGAAAACAAAGAAGAGCAGTACAAACTTTAGAAAAAGCAGGTCAAGATACAACAAAAGCAAAAAGCAATTTATCTAACACGCAAAAAAAACTAAATGACTTTTGCAAGCAGACAGGATTAGAAAAAGACCACTCAAGAATAACTGTTGCAAAACTTAAAACAAATACACAGAGTAGATATAATGATATAACTAATCAATTTGATTCTACAAAAAAATATGAAATAAAAGAAAAACAATATTATAAAGCTGAAGATGGTACTAAATACAATGTTGATGGAAAACATGTTATATTGAATCCAACAACAAGAGAGAAAGAAGTTGCTGAAATACTTGGAAAAGCATTTGGAGGGCAAGTAAATATAATACCAAGAATAAATAATCCAGCAAGTATAAAAACACCAGATTATATTATTAACAATGAAAGATTTGACTTAAAAGAAATTACTGGTAAAGGTAAATATGTAATAGAAGGTAATTTAAGAAAAAAGAAAAACCAAGCAAATAATTTTATTATAGATGTAACAAATACTAAAATGGATCCAAAAGAAATAGAAAGGCAAATAAAAAGTATTTATATTTCAAAAAGATTCATGTGGATTGATAAGATATTTGTCATAAAAGAAAACAAAATAATAAATGCATATAAAAGAAAGTAATTGAAGGTCAACTGCGAACCAAATGTATGGGGTTCTCAACTGACCTTCAATAATAATATTATTAACTTAATTATACTATAAATTAGACTAATATTCAATAGTTTATGCAAAAATAATACAATTATTCTAGTTATTAATATTTTAATATATGGAAGCTGACGAGCTTTTTTTAATGGGTTTTGTTAATAGTTACCTTAAATAAATTAACAGGTGGGCATACATCGTCAAAAATAGCGAATATTATCAAATTCAAGGGAAGAGAAACCCGTATAAAATCGTAGGAGGAGAAATATATGAAAAGAAGTTTTTTAGAAGGACTGTTCAAAGATTTAGAAGTAGAGGACAGTGTTAAGAAAACAATTATTGATAATATCATGGATGAGAACGGAAATGATGTTAATGCAGAAAAAGCTAAAACCGAGACTGCTAAAAATGAGGTTAAGGTAAAAGAAGGGGTAATTGAAAACTTAAACACTAAAATCAAGGAATTAGGCGATATTGATATTGAACAAATCAAAAAGGAACAATTTGATTTAGGAAAAGCTGAAGGATCTAAAGAAGTTGAAGATTTCAAGAAAACTAATGCATTAAAAAGCTCAATAAAAGGAGCAAAAGATTTTGATTTAGTTTATAGCAAACTAGACAAAGATAAAATTAAATATGAAAAAAATGAAAAAGGAGAATACACAGTAAGTGGCATTGATGAACAAATCAAAGATGTCAAAGAAAAGTATTCTTTTTTGTTTGACGAAGAAGATGATGGAAGTGGTGACACTGAAATCAATTTGGGTGGAAATCACAATAAAACACCTGAAAATGATGGCTTAAGACAATTAGAAGAAGCCATGGGAATTAAAGAAGGAAAATAGAAAGGAAGAATGAAAAATGAACTCAATAGAATTATTTAAGAAAAATGCACCAGAATTATTAGATAAAATTTATAAAGCAGAATCAACAACAAGTGATTTTGATATAAACGGAGCATTAGTACAAGCGGGTAAAAATGCAAATGAAATAATTGTACCTGTATTAGATATGGATGGATTAGGAGACTACGACAGAAATAGTGGATATATTGATGGCGATGTATCATTAACTAACGAAACCAAGAAATTTAATTATGAAAGAGGAAGAAAATTAAAAACTGATACAATAGATAACGAAGAAACAGGAGGAGTTATATTAGGAAATTTATCAGCAGAATTTTTGAGAACAAAAGTTATTCCAGAAGTTGATGCTGTTAGATATGCAACATATGCTTCAATACCTGGTATATCAAAATCAGAAGGAACATATGATACTGCTGAAAAAGCATATAAAGCAATAGCAAAAGCTTGGGACGATATGACAAATGATGAAGTGCCAGAAGAAAACAGACATTTGAGAATTACATCTACATTACATGGAATGATTAGAGATATGGATACATACAAATCAAAAGAATTATTAAGCAAATTTGCAAGTATAAAAGTAGTACCACAATCAAGATTCCAAACAGCTATCGAATTATTAAGTGGTAAAGATAGTGACGGAGAAAGAAAAGGCGGATTTAAAAAAGCCGATGCAAAATATGAAATAACAAAAGATGCAGCTGTCAATTCAGCAAAAACATATTATACAAAGAGTGGAACAGATTATACAAAAGTAGAATCTCCTGTAACGGGAAGTATATCAACTTATTACGAAAAAGTAGCAGAAGAATCAAAAGATATTAACTTTATGATAATTCATAAACCAGCATTGTTACAATATACGAAACATAATAAAATGAAATTATTTACACCAGATCAAGACCAAGACGGAGATAACTATAAATGGCTATATAGATTATATGGATTAAATGAATACTACAACAACAAAGTTGCAGGTATTTATTTGTCATGCAAAGCTTAGGGGGGATTAATATGTCAAAAAAAGTTGGAATAGGATATTCTTTTAAAGAGAAGAGTATTGAAAAAGAAAATGAAGAATTAAAAAAGGCAATAGTTATACTTAATAAAGAAAACAAAGAATTAAAAAATAGAATTACTAAATTAAAAGAAAAAGAAACTAAAGAGCCAACAGTAGCAGAACTAAAAGCCAAGTTAGATGAATTAGGAATAGAATATGATAAAAAAGCTACTAAGGAAGTACTGCTAACATTGATACCACAAGAGTAGGAGTTGATGAAAATGGTATATGCTGACTATTATTATTATGAAGTAGATTATGGAGGAACAATACCAGACAAAAACTCTTTTGATTCACTAATTTTAAAAGCAAGCAGAGAAATTGACAAGAATATCAACACAAGACTAACAAAAACGAAAATAGAAAATTTGCCAAAAGAAGCACAAGAACAGTTGAAATATACTGCTTGTGCTTTAGTTGATTTAATAAACAAAAAACAGGAAAGTTTAAACAAAAAGATAACATCATATTCAATAGATGGTGTGACAAAGAACTTTAAAGTGCTTTCAGACGAAGAATATACAAAATCAAAAAGAGAAATATTAGCTTGTTTACCAGACGAGCTAATATGTTTCATATAGGAGGATACTATGGAAGATTTTCCAACTCAAAAAATAACTATTTATCATAAAGCGGATAATGTTTGGAACAGATATGTTGTAGAAGCAAGTTATAGAAATACATCGATATCAAATCATAATAAAAGTGGGACTAGTTCAACTGACAATGCTCTTATTAGGATATTTAGTATTGATGAGTATAATTCAAAGTGGTTTGTATCAAAAAGCGATGTAATAGTAAACAAAGAGGTTGAAGATACAATAGAAGGCAATACTCCACTAACACAATTAACAAAAAAATATGGTGCAGAAAATTTACATAAGGTAACATCTATTGATAAGTTTATTTTTGATGATGAAGACTTACCAAACCATATAAAGTTAGGGTGTATATAATGAGTATTATATTAAAAAATAAACCTTTAAAAGCTATTTATAAAGGCTTAGGATTAGAAGAAAAAGGAAAAGTACAAACATTTTTGGATAAGACTACAGCTGAATATTTGATGAAGTATGTTTCAAAAAAATATGGAAGTGGAGTTCAAGAGAAATCTATTCCGACTGCTTCAAAATATGGAAGTGGTAGAATTATTATAAATGTACATTATGCTAGATTTCAAGCAGAAGGCAAAGTAATGGTTGGAGTTAATAGTAGGAGAGCTTGGGCAAGAAAAAATGAAAAGAAAGTAGTTATAAATAAGAATTTAAAATATCATAGTGATTCTTTAAGAGGAGCACATCCGTTTGAGAGAATGAAAGCAGATAAAAGAGACAGTATATTAAATCAAACAGCAAATTTTGCAAGGAGGTTAAGCAATGGATGAGGCAATAAATAAGTGGTTATTACAATATGAATCTATAAAAGAAATAGCAGAAATGATACATACAGAAGAACTTCCTGACGCTACCGATACACTTGCTTTACAAAGAAGTGGTGTAGAAAATTTAGGATTAAAATATGTTGGAGAAAAAGGCTGGTATAGACAATATCAATACATTTTGCTTTTAAAGGCAAATAGTGAAGATGACATACAAAGATTAAATAATTTAGACTGGTTGGATGATTTAAGTGATTGGATAGACGAACAAAACCAATCCAAAAGTTATCCGACTTTAGAAAATAAAAAAATAAAACAAGTAAGCTGTGCTAATGCAATAACTTATGAGAGTGAAGAAGATAGCTCTATAAGTACGTATTATTTACAGCTTTATTTTAATGTACGAGGAGGAATTTAAAGATGGCTATAGATAATTCAGAAGTAGAAGTAATGGCGTATGATGAAGCTTATTACTTAGATATTGAAGCTACTAAAGCTTCTAATGCAACAGCTGATATTCAACTAATGAATGTTGGTGTAACAAAGTTTGAAGAAAGTTCAAACCCAACTGAAAAATCTACACAATATATTGGAAATAAATCAAAAACAAATAAGGTAACTGGATATGATAATCAATTTGCTATAGAAAGTGACCTTATAAAAAACAACAAAGTTGTTGAATACTTATATAGTATTTTTAGAGACAGAAAAACAGGGAAATATGCTCAACAAGACTTATTTATTGTTGAACTATGGAATCCTGTTGCAGAACAAGAAAGTACATATAAAGCAAGAAAGTTAAAAACAACAGCAGTTATATCAAGTAAAACGCCAACCCCAGGTGAGACAATAACATTTAGTGGGGATTTAAAGGGTGTAGGAGATTTTATTGATGGAACATTCAATACATCGACAAAGACATTTACAGAAAATGCGTAATTAATTAGAAGGTAGAATTGAAGATAATTATATTAGAAAGGATTTTTAGAAATGAAAAATAATAAAAGAGTAAGTTTTGGATATGAAGATACAGATAGTAAGATAGAAGTGGATTTTTATGGATTAATTTTTGAGATTAATGATTTAGATAGTATAGATGAGTTAAAGAACTTAGATAAAGATAATGAGAATGTAATAGAAGCACAGTTAGAAAAAATATTAGGAGAAGGTGCTATAGAAAAAATAAATAGAAAAAGAGTAAGTGATGGATATAAAGAATTGGATTTAAATATAGAATTAAATATGTTAGGATGTATTTTTGAAGCATATGCTAAAGGAACAACAGATGGTGTATTGGGAAGAGTAACAAATGCAGTAGAAGATATAAATAAAGATATGAGTAATATTATGAATAGAGAACAAAGAAGAAATTATAATAGAACAAATCAATATAATAATTATAACAGGAATAGAAATCGTAGGAGATATTAATATGATTATGTTTAATAATCTACCTTATTTTGTAATTTTACAAGGAAAACAATATAAAATAAATGTAGACTATAGAAATATGATATCTTTTGAAAACATAGTGCAGGATAAAAGTGTCGACAAATCAGAAAAGATAAAGTATGGATTGAGACATTTTTATCCTGCTTTTTTTAGTTTGGAAAATTATCAAAGATTGTTGTACTTTCCAGAATTGTATAAAGAAGCTTGCGAGAAACTAATTTGGTTTTATAAATGTGGTAGAGAAGATTATCACAGAACAACAGGAAATAGCAAAGGCTCAAATAAACAGATATATTCTTATGAATATGATGATGAATATATTTATGGCGCTTTTTATGAACAATATGGAATTGATTTAGCATATGATAAAATTCATTGGTGGAAATTTAAAGCTCTTTTAAAATCATTAAAAGATGATACTGAGTTTGTAAAAATAAAAGGATATAGAGCTTACACAGGAAAAGACGAAAACATGCTTGAATTGAGAAAATATTGGGAATTACCACTTCCAATTGAGGAGCAAGAGAGATTAGACAAACTTTATGAAACTTTAAAATAGTATAAGCAACATTGATTTTTTTTAATATAAAAGATATCATAACACTTAGAGAAATCTAGGTATTTTTATTTTGTCTACAAGGAAGGACAAAATAATGGCAGTAGCAGGTTCATTAACATATGATACAAAAATAGATAAAAAAGGTTTTGAAAAAGGGTTAAGTAGTTTAGAAAATGCAACAAATAAGGTTATGAAGGGAATAATAACAGCTGTAGGTGCTGCAACAACCGCAATTACAGGAATAGGAATAGCCTCTATAAAATCTTATGCAGATTTAGAACAAAATATAGGTGGTGTAGAAACATTATTTAAAACAAGTGCTGATAAAGTTATAAAAAATGCAGAAAGTGCATACAAAACGGCTGGAATGAGTGCAAATGAATATATGTCTACGGTAACTGGATTTTCAGCAAGTCTGCTACAGAGTTTAGGAGGAGACACTGAAAAAGCTGCAGATGTTGCCAACATGGCATTAATAGATATGTCAGACAATGCGAATAAAATGGGAACATCTATGGAGTCTATACAGTATGCATATCAAGGATTTGCAAAGCAAAATTATACAATGCTAGATAATTTAAAACTTGGATATGGTGGAACAAAGGAAGAAATGCAAAGACTTCTTTCGGATGCTCAAAAGTTAACAGGAGTTAAATATGATATCACCAATTTAAATGATGTATTCCAAGCGATTCATGTAATACAAAAAAAATTAGAAATAACAGGAACGACAGCAAAGGAAGCAGAGGAAACAATAAGTGGTAGTATCTCATCAATGAAATCTGCGTGGGATAATTTCTTAAATGGTAGCGGAACATTTGATCAATTTGTAGATGCAGCAAAGATAGCCTTGAAAAATATAGCAACTGCTGTATCAGAACAGTTGCCAAGAATTGCAGAAGAAATAGTAAAAGCATTACCAGAAGAATTTGTAACAGCCGTAAAAGTAATTACTCCAATTTTAATAACATTAGGGACAGCATTGCGGAGTTATTTGGGGCTATTTTAAAATGGTATCTATAATAGAAGCTGTTCAGAAAGCTTTTGCTCTTTTAAATATAATCATGATGGCAAATCCAATTTTATTAATAGTATCATTAATAGCAGGATTAGTTGCAGGATTTATATATTTGTGGAACACTAGTGAAGGGTTCAGAGGCTTTTGGATAGGATTATGGGACGGTATAAAGAAAGTTGTATCAACAGCAATTAATTTTACTGTACAATTATTTAATAAAATTGTTGATTTTGTAAAAAATAATTGGCAAGGAATTTTATTATTTATAGTGAATCCTTTTGTTGGTGGTTTTAAGTTACTTTATGATAATTGTGAAGGTTTTAGAAACTTTATTAATAATTTTATAGAAAGTATTAAAAACTTTTTTATAAATGGATGGAATAATATAGTTTCATTTTTTACAGAAACTATACCACAGTGGATTCAAAATGTAATAGATTGGTTTTCTAATTTACCTTATATGATAGGTTACTATATAGGACAAATATTAGGAAACATTATACAGTTTGGCATAAATTTATGGAATTGGATTACTGTAGATTTACCACAAATAATTCAAGGTATAATTGATTGGTTTGCACAATTGCCAGGAAAAATTTGGAATTGGCTAATAGAAACTATTGTTAAAATAGAATTATGGAGAATCAATTTATATAACAAAGGTAAGGAAGCTATAATCAATTTTATAAATAGTGTAATATCAACAATAAGGGAATTGCCAGGAAAGTTTTGGAATTGGCTTGTTCAGACAGCATTAAAAATAGAACAATGGAAAACAGATATTAAAGCTAAAGCAAAAGAAGCTGCTCAAAATTTAGTTGATACAATTATTGAAAAAATAAAGAATTTGCCTGAAAAAATGTTAGATATAGGAAAAAACATTGTAGAGGGTTTATGGAATGGTATAAAAAATGCTAAAAATTGGATAAAAGATAAAATTGGTGAATTTGCCAACGGAATACTAGACGGAATGAAAGAATCTTTAGGCATACATTCCCCATCGACAAAAGCAAGAGATCTAGTAGGAAAGTTTATTCCAGAAGGAATCGCTGTTGGTGTGGTGGCAAATACAGACAGTGCGTTAAAAGCAATAGACAATATGAATGATGATATTATGTCAGAAATGAATAAAGCGGTAGCATTCGAGACAGGTTCTATTAATGCTAAAGCTAGTGTTAAAACTAATAATAATATGTTAAATGTAATAAAAGCAACTTTCAACATTGATGGAAGTGTAGATATAGACGGAACTAGAGCAGGAAGAATACTAGCGCCAAGTGTATGCAAAACAATAAAAGCAGGAGGATTGGTATAATGTTATATTTAAAATATGGAAAGGTAAGTTTACCGATTTTAGAAAGTTATAGTATCACAAAATCAAGTCAAGATATAACATTTAGTGATTTACAGTGTGATTTTACAGAGCATACAATAGAAGATTTGCCTGAAAAATATCAAGAAGTAAAAATAGCTAATGGAACAAAAACATTATATTTTGGATATGTTGACATTTATAATTTTGGCGAGATAAGGGAAAAAGATGAGGAATTGGATATTAATTTTACATTATTATCACCACAAAAGATAGCAACCTTAAGAACATGTACGGCAATTGGAATGTATCAAATCAAAGAGTTGTTAGAAAAAACAATATTAAAAACTTTAGTTGATGAGGGCTTTGTAGTAAAAGAATTAAATATTACAGACAGAACAATAACAGTAAACTTTTTGTGTGAGACTATAGAATATTGTTTGAATAATTTAAGCAATAAATTTAATTTTTGGTGGACAATAGACGAGCAAAAAAATATTTATATAAAAGATATAGAATTTTTTTGGAACGATGGTAAATTTAAGCATATATACGATGATGAAAATTCAATACCAGGGCTACAATATATAAAACCAACTGTATGTTCTGAAGATTATGCAAATGTGGTTAATTTCACAAATGTTAGAATGTATGAAAATTCGAGAGCAGAGTTCTTGGATAATGATACAACAAAATTTGAATATAGTTTCAATCCACTTATAACAAAACAAATTTCTAGCTTAAAAAATGGAGAACAGGTTACTTTTGAAATGCCGATTGATTTAAAAAAAGAGAATATGATAAAGTCAGCCAGTAGTCAAGGAGAAAGTGAAAGTACAATTTATGGATTGTCTTCTGGTTTTGTGTACAATGACAATTCTTTTTGTAATGTTTTTGTGTGGTATGACAGGCAAAATGACAAAATATTAATGTCTGACAATTTAGGTTTTGAAAATGGAGAAAATAAAGATAGGGAATTTTTATTAATTAAAGATAGTTTTTTTTCAAATCTTGTAACAGGAATTAAATATAATGGACAAAAAACAATTAAAAATATAAGCTTTATAAATTCTGAAAGTGCATTAATTTGGAGTATTAATAAATTTTATAATGATAAAGCAATAAATGACAAAAAGAATAAAATTAGCAAAACAGGGATTGTTGAGTCAACAATTGATATGAAGGAAAGCTGGAAAACCGCGCAGGAGTTAAGGGAAATAGGAACATCATATATGAATAAAAATAGTTTAAAATTAGCTGGACAAATAGAATTAAAAACAGACAAGGATGTTTTTAAAATAGGGGATACAATAAGAATTGACAAGAAATTCAATAAATTATCAATAAAAGGAAATTACGTTGTGACTGAAATAAAAATCAATTATGCAAACAATGAATTTGAATATGCAGTTACGTGTAAAAATGCAAATATGTTGACAAGCTTTATTGATATATTTAGAAAAGAAGACACACAAACAACAAATGAAAAGACATATCATTTATACCTTACACATTACAATCAAGAAGAATTTGCAGAGAGTCACGAGGTGGTACAATAATGAAGTTTGAAAACAAATATATAAAAATAAAGACAAAAAAACAAGAAATAATAGTTCATAATTATATTTATGATGAATATTTATCATTATTTAGCAAAGCTCAATATGCATTATTTGAATATAATGCATACGAACCAACAACAGCAGAAATAGCTTTTAATGCTAATTATAATAAAGAGCTTACATATTGCTATATGAAATTTGAAAATGAATTAACAAATATTCAGAATGCAGAAACGCAAGATTTTAACATTTCGGTAAAAATATCTAATAAAAATATTACTGGAAATGAATGTAGTATAACAGCAGATTATGAAGTTATAATACAAGACTTTTTTTATGATGAAATAAGTGAAACGAGCTTAAAATTAAATAGTTTTGCAGACAAAAAAATTACAGCGTTGGGCTTTGGAAATAATCGAAAAATATTTGCATGTGTAGATTTATCAAATTATCAAATAGTAATTAAAGAAAATGAACCTTTGTCTATTTTTAGAAGAGATATAGCAATAACAGATGGAGTGGTTGATGGTATTGATTTTCCACTTCATATTGCACCGTTTTCTAATATTTTTGAGAAACACGAAGCAAACGGAACAAAAGAATATAGCCCAATTTGGGCTACACTGTATTCGGTTGGCTTTGGAAATGTAAGAGGTAGCATTCAAGAAGAATTTATAATCAATGATGATATAAAAGTAATAAAAAAGAATGATAAAGAATTTTCTTTTAAACTGAATAAGAAATTTGGCAATACATATTATCCAAGTGCCAGTATCTATCCTGCGAGCAAATATCCACTCGCAGAATATGCTAAAAAAGAAATTAGCCCAGGTGTCAATATATATGCAGGCAACCAAAAATACCCACTTTATGGAAATTTTAAATACATTATATATAAATACAGATTGTATTATATGTATAGAGATTTAACAACAGCAAATGCAAAAGCAAGATTTTTGAATAAATATTATACATTAAGCTATTATGAAGAAAAAGTAAAAGGCTTATTTGAAATAAAAACTAAAATAGAGAGGAGATAAAAAAATGACTTTAAAAAGAATAGGTTGGAAAAATGGAACATTAGTAACTAAAGCTTCTGTAACAATAAATGGAATTGTTTATGAGGTTGAGCCAGAGCAATACAGCGGAGAAACACCTTTATCCGCTGAAAATTTAAAAAAAATGGAGGACAACATAGAAAATGCAATAAACGTTGTAAAAACAGAAACATTAAAACTTGCATTTCCGATTGGCTCTACATACATAACGCAAGAAAATACGAATCCAAGTGAGATTTTAAAATTTGGAACGTGGGAAAGGTTAAAAGGAAAAGTATGTTTGGGATTAGATGAAGATGATACAGATTTAAACACAATTGGAAAAACAGGAGGAGAGAAAACACATACATTAACTATAGCTGAAATGCCAAATCACGCACATCAACAGACTGCAGAAGGCAAATATGGCATAGAGCCTGGGGTAAGCGCTATGTGCCCAACTTGGGGAGGAATAAAAGGAAATACTTCAGCTGTAACAGGTTCAACTGGCGGAGGGCAAGCACACAACAATATGCAACCGTACAAAGTTGTTGGATACATGTGGATAAGAACCGCATAATAAAAAATTTTTTTAGCATTTAAATTTTAATGTAGATTAGGAGGAAATAAAAGGCTTGAAATAGAAGATAATAAAATTTTCTTAACACGAGGAGATAAAGCTACAATTAATTTAGAAATTCCAGATTATGTATTTAAAATTGGAGATATAGTTAAATTTAAAATATATAATAAATATGGAATGAATAAACCAGCGCTTTTAACAAAAACAATAAAAATTGAGGCAGAAGCTGACAGCTTAAATATAGAATTAACTTCACAAGAAACAAAGTTAGGGGAAATGTTAAACAAAACTAATACTTTCTGGTATGAAATTGAATTAAATGGCAATCAAACAATTTTGGGTTATGATAAAGGTGGAGCAAAAGAACTTATATTGTATCCAGAAGGGGCTGATTTAAATGAATAAATTAACAGGAACTATTACGGCAAAAGAAAACATAAAAGGGAAGTTAAATAATAAAGAGGTTCAAGTATATCCTAGTGCGGAAGAACAAATAAAAGCAGATATAACAGATATAAAATCAAAAAATACCGAGCAAGATAAAAAAATAGCAGAGCTAGAAAAAGAAAACATAAAATTAAGAAACCAAATACCGAATGGACAAGCAAGTGGAAATAATATACATATAGAAGATAGTTCAGATTTAGAGTTTAAGTGGAAGTTGAAAGGTGGGCATAATCAAGAAATAGGAGAAAATAGCCCATCTCTCGACTATCCAAGCGAGATTGAAACGGTAAATGGCAGTGTAAAAATAGATGTAGTAAATAAGAATTTGTTTGACAAAAATAATGCAAAAAAATTAAGTGGATATATAGATAATTCAGGCTATTTACATTATGATACTAACAATAAAATTATATATGTTAAATGTAAAACTAATACAGATTATGTTATATCTTCTAAAAGCATAAAAGGAGTAGCTTTTTTTAATAAAGTACCAAAAACTGGTTTAACATCAACGAATTTTAAAATATTGACTACAACTGAATTAACATTAAATTCAAAAGAAAATACATATTTAGCTTATTGGTATTATTCATCAACATTAAGTTTAACAGAGCAAGAAATATTAAACAGTATACAAATAGAGCAAGGTTTAAAAGCAACTGCATACGATGAACATCAATCTCAAACAGTAACAATGCCAATACAGCAAGAAATGCTTGAAGGAGATTATATAGATGATGTGGAACACCATGAGTGGGGAAAAATAATTCTAAC